GAGGGCATCCTAGCCGCTGAAAGGATGCTGCCGAAGCTGGACTACCGACTGATGTCCCAAGCCTACCGGGACATCGAGAACGCACTGGAGCACCTGTGACCACGCTGAACCTTGAGCAAGAGGCAGTATGCGCATAGTTTCATCATGGGTTCAGGAGCACCATCAGCGTAACTCCAGCCACTGGTAGAAGCAGGTCCATAAAGCTGTCTCTTGACCACCTCCAGAAGTCAAGAGCCTCGTACCCAACGAGAGTGCATGGATCGCCTATGTGGTATTCTCGTTGGGCGTGTTCTCTTCCGAGAAAGATTCCAGAAGAGAACACCGCGCCAATCAACCAATCCCCAGTAGCAGCAGCAATCATCGCCTGAAGAACTAGGGCAATGACCAGGTGCTCGACGTTGGTTCTGTTTATCATGCGTCAGCAGTGATGCGAACGACGTTTGTGCCGTCAGCGAGCATGCAGCCCTCCGCTCATGTCAAATCACAACGATGCCGCGTTGCGCCACGACGTATTTGAGGTAGTCGTAAAGCTCCGCGATCTCTCCTGCAGTCAGTGCGGAATCGAATGACAGCGACGCTGCGACGTGGAACACCGTGGGGTCAGGGTAGCCGGTGCCGCCGACGCGGAATGGGGTTGGCGAATCGCCAACGGCACCATACGCACCGCTCGTCGTGACCATCCCGCCCGTTGCACGGTGATAAATCTTCGCCGTGGTGTTGTCGTGACTCGCGGCAATGAATGCAAAGCTGCTATCTTCCGCCCGCACTTGTGACGCCCTTTGCGCGCCATCGACATAAACACGAACCGTGCCGCCAGAGTTGCCGACAAGGTTTGGTTGCAAGGTGGCGCTGGCAGAGGTCCAGTTTCCGCAAAGCCCTGTAGATGCGTAGGCAACAACAAGGACGTGGGTGAAAGGACTCGATCTGGAACTGCCGCACTGGAAACCGTTTGATTGCGATGTTAGAGCAGCGTACCCTTCGCCATAGGTCGGCGTGCCGATTACGGTCGCCGGCACGCCGAGGTCTGCGTAGTTGGTGACACTGCTTGCCTGATCCGTACCTGGGAGTAAAAACACTTTCGCCCGGCTTAAGCAGGGTGGAACGGTGAAAAGGAAATTGTCGAACGTCGCGTCCGTCAGCTTGATTGAGATTGTCATTTGAAGTCCTTGATCAGAGAGGGTAAGAAAACAAAACACACCAGTTGTGCAGGGGGTTGCCGTCGTATTTGTGCATGTCGCCCTGGTTGTCTCGAAGGTTGCCCATGCCATCAACGCAAGGTTCTTTGCCCACCCCGGCGTCTTGACCGTAGGTGACAAATCCGCCAGCCGGGACCGATCCGGCCAGGGTGATGCGAACCCGGTTTTGTGCCATCACGGCGACGGATGAAATGGTCTGGGCGGTGCCGCCAGAGTCATTGACCCGGAATCCGTAATTTGTCTGTGCCGGCATCAGCGTCGTGTCGAGCACAAGGCCGGTTTTATTGAAAAACAAATCCAGCACAGTGCCGTTTACCGAGTGGCTGACAGGGCGTAGCGGTTGCCAATCTAAGCCATCAATCACAACCCGTTTATAGACAAGCCCGTAGTATCCGCCCATCCATTTCTCGCTGGCTGCGGTAATGTGCGTGTAATCGCCAAAGTCAAATTGATAGATCGGACAGGCGATATAAATTTTTGTGGCACGGTCTGCAGCCTCAAGTAGCCCGTGCGCAGTGCTGCGAGGGGAACGCCCGCACTGGTACGTGATCGTAATCACGTCGTTTTTCTGCCCGGTGATCGCCTTCGCGTCATCGTCAATGTCTTGCGCCATTGCGATCAGCAAATCAGCATAGGCGGCGGCTGACATAGCAACGTCTGCCTCGCCTTGCGTCCATGTCATCGCGGCATATGTGAACGTCCGGCCCGCTGCGGTGGCAATGTTGTATCCCGCCTGAACCTGACTCATCATGGCAGTGTATGGCGCAGTGCCTTTATTGAGTTGGGTAATCGAATAACCACCGTATCCGTTATTGCAGCAGAGCAGTTGATAGTCGTGATCAGTGTATGATAGACCGTTATCTTTGAGAATCAACTCTTTGATGTGCGCCGCAGTGCCGTACATGCTAGACTCACCGCGACTACTGACCTGGGTATTTGCAACAGTCAGATCAACAAACGCAGAGGGGCTTGTAGATTTTGCAGGGAATCCAATGTTGTCGTATTCCTGAGCGGTAGTAATCGCAACGGCTGGCGTACTTCCCTCGGCCAAACTCTGCCCCATGTTGTTTATGTAATTGACGTTATGCACGAACCGGCCAGACGAGACGGTAGCAGCGACGACAGGGTTTGTGCTGTTGGTATCGACAGTGCCGTCTTTTCTGACTCCGAACACCACATTGCCCAAACTGTCCTCTATCCTGTACGCGTAAAGCGGGTCGACGGCACTACTAATTTCATGCCCGTCCATCTTAAAATCGACAAACTTTGCAGCATGTATGGCCCCGTCATCCTTGACACCAAAAGCTGCATTACCCAGTGTGTCCTGGATTGATAAAACGTAGCCTGGAAGCGGCGTTCCGGGGAACGTATCATCGAAAAACTGCTTGGACGGGTATGTTGCGATGATCTCGCTCGTCGTGCTATTGACTCGCCGATACTCGTATGCCGCCACGTGGGCAACGTCTCCCTGAACCTTGAACGAAAACCCGTCCGCGACGGATGCGCGGCCAAGTGCTTCGGTGGCCCAAACGGTACCGCTGAGGATAGCCACCTCGCCGTCGATGTACGCCTGAACATTGGCAATCAACTGATGTAGCGTGTTCTTGACGCCACCGAGCCTGTCGGTGGCCGTCGCTGCCGTGCTGGTGGCGATGGCGGCGATGTGGTCAACGTCAAGTTTCGCGTTGTTTAGGTCTGTTATAGTGATGGCAGGCATGCCGGCTCCTTAGCTTATTATTGTTGACTTAGGTGGGATGGTCGTATAGTCCGCCGAGTAGTAGTTGGGGCTATAGTTGATTGCTTTTATCGTGCAGTACTGGGAGTCCGTGATGTCCAGTTCCTGCACCAGATACGCCATGCTTCCGCGTGCGCTATCGGCAGCAAAGCTGAAAATGGTTCTGATGCCGGCCTCCCCCTGAGAAGTGACCACGGCCTCACTCGGGAGGCTGGACAGGATCACTCGATTGGGAGCATCTCCGGCTGTGACCATGATACTCTGCAGCGATCCGTCGCGCTTCATGAGGACGATACTGTGCGCTCCGCTGGGTTGGAACTCTACGTCTTGGCTGAGAGTAAGAACCATGCCGTTCTGGGCAACCACCTCACCGTCATAACTCTTGAAACGGGTGTTGTCGACGATGTCAACCCGTGAGTTCGGGAGGAGTGATCGGGCATCCAAAGTGGTGACGGTCTCGATGGTGACCCGCTGCCCCAGCAGTTTCTGGTACTCCCGATTGGCCCGCAGCCACGCCTGCTCAAAAGAACGAATGCCAGCAATCTCAAACTTCTTCAGCTTGGTGTAGTCCCCCGAGGTGGGCAGGGTGATCGTCTCGGATTGATTGGAGTCCGGGTCGGTGTAGATAAATTCGACACCGTCATACTCTGCGTCATTGGCGAACTTGCGGGTGATCGTCTCCGAGTTGGGCTTCTTGTTCCGGTGAGTGAACAGCGCCGTTGCTGAAGCTGACGCCCGCTCAAACGAGAGTCGAATCTTTCCGTTTTGACGGTAGGCCACACAGAAACCGGCGTCGGCAACAGTGACCACAGTCTCCTCGAAGCTGATGTTGTCCGAGTCGAACGTGTAGTTGAACTGCCCGCACTCTGTATTCCACGTGTCCAGAAGACCTTGAATGGACCATATCTGGGCCATGTCCACCTCAGTTGCCAAGTCCCGGTTGCCAATTTTTGGGTCAGTTGACACCGCCGCGATGATGTCGCAAATCTTGGATGTGGCCGAGATCGTGCCACTGACATGCGCCCCAGTCGCATCAAACGCTCCGCTGAAGGTGCTTCCGTTATAGGTCGGTAGCAACCTTGACGCTAGGCAGTTCAACTGTCTGGTCTTCACTGCCGTGGCTCGTGATGTCGCCTGAGTGATCGTGTGGATCGTTGTTTTGTTCCCAAAGTGGTTGGTGGCAACAGCAGACACTCCATAAAGGTCTGTCCACTTGATCTCATCCTGAACGACCCCCTCAAAGTTGAAGTCGTGTGGCGTATCGCGCCGCATCCTGACCCTTGCCGGCCCGGTCCAGGCCGTGGTGTGCTCAACCGTATCCGCGATCTCATCAGATACTTTGCCAGTTAGCGATCCGCTAGATGTTTCCACGATGCCGAGTGGAGCCAGTGTTGTGGCGTGGAGTTTTTCAATCTCGACCGTGAATGATACGGATAGGTCCCAACGCCCTCCGTCGTCGTAGTAAAGGCCTGAAGGAGCCACAACATTGACCCAGACTTCGGTCCTGTCCTCGTCCGGGAGGGTGACCCAGTCCGTGGCGTTGGGATTGTGCGTCTCCACAGTGCACGTCTGTGTTACCGGTACAATCCAATCGTCGGTTGTCAGTGTGACTACACCATCACTAACGCCCGCGATCACGTAGCTACCCGTGTAATTTACAGTGAGAGAAAAAACTACAGTGGTAGATGTCTCTGTACTAAGAGGGCCGGCGACACCTATTATCAAGCTGCTAGGTTTTGACGTTACGGTAAAAACGCCATTATTGCTTGGGACCGTAAAACCACTCACAGTAACTACAGAACCAATGATTATATTGTCGAAAGCTGTTGACCCGGATGAAACCTCGAACGTGTTTGAAGTAGTGGCGTCGCATGTGAACGGTAGAGTCGACCCAATGGCGTCGGTCATGGTGACATCTATTGACTGCCCAACTTCACACACAGAGTTTACATTCGGATTCTTGCTAGATTGAGTGATCGTGTCCCCGCCGGGGTGGTGAGTGAACGTGTACTCAGAATCGGCCTCGATCTGAAGTTGGTTGCTGGCGAATAGCACGACCCCGTCCACTTCTATAGACCGACTGGCAGTAACTACGTTGTCAACAACAGGATCGCCTATCTGGAGTATCGGACTATCACCGCTGTTAGGTGACGTGAAGGGTTTGTAGACCGATGCACAGGCTGCAGTGATGTCTGAGATGAGTGTGTCGCCATCCCTGATGTCAGAGATGTCATAATAACCCCGACCCACACAGTAGTAACCGTACTCGTACTTCTTATTGTCCAGGTACTTGATGTAGGTCGGCATCATCAGTGAAGGGATAGACCGCACGGTTCCGTAAATATCCTCGACACGCTCCAGAATTCTGACTTTATTTTCCCGCTGACCTAGCCCATTGTTGGGTGACTGCTGAGATCGGTTAACGTCACCGGGCAGTTTTGGTTTTGGCGTGAGGAGTGCCGTAGCGATAGCCGCTACGATCAGGATGACTATTTGAATAATCAACTGCTCCCATCCGGGGCTTTGCAGGATGGTGTACTCATCTTGGTCACCAGCCATGATTGCGTGCACGTCGCCAGTAATCTCACTCTCAGCGGAAGGCTCACCGACAAAGACCTGGACCTTGACATTTGGTGACTCACCGTAATGGTCGAGCAACCACAGTGCCAACGAATCTGTTTCGTAGGTGATTGGAGCTACGACGGCAAACGGGTGCTCGTACAGTCGAATCTTCATGGTTTGCACCAAAACTCGACCAAAGCGAACCGATCACGAATGACGGAGATGTCTTCGTACAGTGTTGCTTCCGGGTTGGCGTGCAGCACGCTTCCCTCAAAGTAGATACCACAGTGATGGATACCTATGGCGTCCGTCTTCCCGAGAAGCACAATGCACATGTCAACCGGCTCCTCCACCCTGACAAAGCCGTGGGCTGACTTGTGAATAGCCAGACGGAAGGCACTCGCCATTTCACGGACAGAGCGATTGACCGTCTTGTAATCCACAGCAATAGTGCTACGCTCAGTAGCGTAAACATCAGCTACCAACTCCCAGCACGGCTGTGCTGAGTATGTCTTGGCCATGTAGAAGTTAACATCCATTAGAAACCCCTCAGCATAGGTACGTCTTTCATTGAATAGACTTCCCCGGTCCTTGTAATGTTGAGTCTCGGAGAAACGGCACTGATCGTGGCCGCGCCAACTGCGTAAGACACGCTCTCAACCTGCAATACTGCCGATGACTGAACCAGGGTCAGATCGTCGCTCATGTATTCCCGGTAAGTGATGACAACCTTCTCAGTCGTGTTGATTGGAATCCTATCCATCTCTTCCCTGAACACGTCCTCTATATCGACAAGGTCCAAACGAATGTCAAAGACCTGATCCAAGTGTCCTG